AAAATAAAAAACCCAAAGTTGTTTTAGAATTAAATTTAGAACAAGAAAAACAATTTATATTTTTTTTTGTAAATTAATTTTTTCCATGACTGTTTTCATTTCTCTACTAAATGCCCATGATAAAGCATTTAATTTAAGTTTATCTGTATAATCATATTTATTAAATTCTGGATAATCTAAAATTTTTAACGCGATTTTTTCCATGTTATTTCGAATTGCATATATTAAAAATGTTTGTTGTATTCCATCATCGCTTCTAGAACTTATATCTATGCTGCTCCATATTAATTCACCACATACTTCTGGATGATTTGTTATTATTAATTGTGCCATATCTTCATATCCATGTGTAATACATAAAAATAATGAGTCTTTCCAATACTCTGGTTTTGATTGTATATTTTTATATAAAGTGATTATTTCAAGTGCTGCTTTTTTATTTTTTGAACATAATTTATAAACTAATGATGAATCACCACAATAAAAACCTGATTTAAAATAAAGTTTTATTATTTTGACAAGTAAATCATATTCTTGATTTTTAATACATAAATATATTTCACTGTCTTTTGAATCACACCTATAATTCACATTACATAATTCTAAGTGTTTTAACATTTCTTCAACTAAATCATAATATTTTAATTCAATCACATAATATAGAAATGATTTTACTGTTTTCTTTTCAGATGAATATCTAGTGAGTTTTGGTCTTACCACTTTAACTATTTTAATATTTAATCCACATTTGGTAGGGAATTTTTTAATTAATTTCATGGCTATATTTTTATGTTTATTATCAATTGCATATTGTAAATTAGTTATACCATTATATTTTGTAGTGAAATCTTCAGTTGAATCTATTTTTTCTAGAAATTTTAAAGCTATTTTAATAAATTTGTGTTTCATCAATGTTATTAATATAAGTGAGTTTGGATAACCAACACAATCATCTTTATTAAAATTATCATTTAATTTTAATTCAAGTTTATGAAACATATTTATTGTATCATCTTTTGAAAAATAATTAATATATTTGTCAAACTCATAGACAGCTGCATGAAACGGCATCAACTCGATTTGTTTATGATTAATTACATATTTTTGTGTGTGTGAATTACCCATTTATTTATATTTTATAAATAACTACCATAAAATATACAATGTAAAAAATCAAAATAAAAATTCAACATAAAAATTCAACATAAATTTTATTCCAAATTTCTTATTTCATTTTTAATTATTTCATTTTTAATTATTTCATTTTTATTTTATCCAATACACAACACCATAATCGTGGGTTAAAAAATATAGTAGTATGATGTGCCCATGGTAAATGTGTATGATTATCGAAATCATCCTTGAATTTCGCTTCATCCGCAAAAACACATCCATCAAATGAACAAAATGGCAATGACATTGTAATGTTGTGATAATCACATGGGGGTTTTAAATCCCTCAATTGATTTGCCGATTTATCCATTAAATAATCATATGCACGTTTTTTTAGTTTTTTTGTAATCCAATTCGGTAGTTTAGATTCTAAATAATTTAATAATCTAGCTCCATGAAGTGGTGATCCAATTGTAATAATTTTTAGACAAGTCCATCCTTTTGTATGTAAATTATTTGCCATTACGCCACCCATGCTTTGACCAATCACAATTAATTTATCTGTGTCTTTATTTAATATATTTTCAAGCTGATTATCTAATTTATCTAGAGCTTCTACATATGGAATGTTATTCACTTCATACAGAATTCGATGAGTATTTTGTAACCCACCAACTTTATTCAAATAGAGTTCTAGAGGATACATTTGCCATGGTTTTTCTCCTAATCCATGTAATAATACAATCGGTATTTTTGAAAAATTGTTACATTTGTTCATTTTTAAATTGTTTTTTTTTCTTGTAATTCTTGTAATGTAATAACAATTTTAATTTTTAAATAAAAAAATTTCAAAATTGTTATTTAACTTTAAATGACAATTAAAACAATTAAAACAATTAAAACAATTAAGACAATTAAATATCTTCTGAACTTGGATAATAAACAACACGTTCGGCATCAAAACCACTACAACTTATACCAAACCCAAAAGACCCTTCATAACATGCTTCAAATAACTTGTTGTCTTCTTTTGGTTTCATGTAGTATCCATGAGAAGTTTTCATGACTTTTACAATTGTTTTACGTGACCCAAATCCTCGTTCAACTTCATTGTATTCACCATCAGGAATTAGTAATTTTGGTGGATCCACAATTCGATTATTTGATTCTGGGTCTCGAATATTTTCAAAATCAGATATTTTTTGTGGTAAAAGAGTGGATTTTGCTCTGTAATAAATATATTTTATGTTTTTATAAATATTATCCATGATTAATTTAATTTTGCCAAGTTAATTTTAGTTGTATTTAAAAATAAAATAATTAATGAAATCAAAATAAATTTTTTTACCCAAAAAAAACAGAAATATAAAAAAATAAAAGTCATCGCTTCTTAAAAAAAAAAAATTTGAATTGTTAATATACTCATGACAATCAAACCATCAATTTATTCAACAATACTGAAATGTTATTTACTTTATTGAACTGGCTTTTCCATCTTACATTTAATTATATAACTGTCGCATTAACAGTTGGATTTTTAACATATATTTATTACCAACGTCGCCAAAAACATTTTCCGCGTGGTTTTACTCAATCAAAACGCGTCATGGGGTATAAGCCAAGTCATAAAATACGTAATGGGTTCAGTCAAAAAAAAATACCCAAAGATATTGATACAATTATTATTGGAAGTGGAATCAGTGGATTGACATGTGGTGGATTTTTATCTAAAGCGGGACAACGTGTACTCGTTTTGGAACAACATTATATTGCGGGTGGAAGTACACATGTATATGACGATCGTGGTTATGAATTTGACACAGGTGTTCATTATATTGGAAATATTGCCAAACGTAGAAAAATTCTGGATTTAATTACAGAGCCAAAAGTAGAATGGGACCGAATGGGAACAGAAGAAAATGGATGGATTTATGATGAAATTGTCATTGGAGACAAACATTATTATTTGAAATCGGGTGAACATGGATTTTTAGAAGAAGTGGAACGTTATTGGCCAGAAGAAATCAACAATGTTTTGCGTTATTTGAAATATGTCAAACAAGTGGCGAAAAAAGATGTCTTTTTCAATCTTAAAATTCTTCAGTCCCGTTTTGTCGCAAAATGTCTCAGCAAATTATTCAATAAACGCTTTTTTCAAACTACCCAAGAAACCGCATTAGAAGTTGTTCAACGTTTTACAAATAATGAAGATCTTCAAGCATTTTTATGTGGTCAATTTGGTGATTATGGGAAATGTCCCAGTGAAGAATCCTTTTTCGTACATGCGTCTGTTGTGAATCATTATTTGAATGGAGCATGGTATCCTCGTGGTGGATCTCAAAAACTTGCGGAAAATATTATTCCAACTATTGAACGAAATGGCGGAGCAGTGTTGGTTCGAAAAGCTGTTAAACAAGTGCTCATTGAAAATGGAAAAGCAGTTGGTGTAGAAATGTCTAATGGTGTTCGTTGTTATGCCAAAACGGTCGTCTCTGCATGTGGAATGCCAAATACGTGGAAAAAATTAATACCGAATGAACATGTTCCCAAAAAAATTATTCAAAAAATTGATGAATTGGGTCTTTCATGTTCATTTACTTATGTATTTATTGGAATGGATGGAACTCCAGATGAATTGGAATTGAGAAGTAGTAATATTTGGCATTGGCCAGAAAAAGATTATGACGCAATGATTCAAAAATTTAATGATGATCCAGATCATGCTCCCATTCCCATGTTTATTGGATTTCCTTGTGCGAAGGATTCAACTTGGAAAACGCGTCACCCTGGCAAATCCAATGCGGTAATTTTAACAATGGCTAAATATGAAAATTTTGAAAAATGGGAAAATGATAAACCTGGAAAACGCGCACCAGAATATCAAGCTATGAAAAAACGATATGCGACACGTATTTTAGAAGAAGGTCTTCATCATTATTATCCCAAAACACGAGGCAAAGTGAAATATTGTGAAGTGGGAACTCCATTGACTTTCAATCATTATATTGGATCGCAACGTGGAGAATGTTATGGATTGGACAATAAACCAATGCGATATCAACATGACGATTGGTTAATTCCAACAACACACATTCAGAATTTCTTTCAGACAGGACAAGATGTAACAACGCTTGGAGTCACAGGTGCTTTGATGTCAGGTGTATTGACAGCTCATTCAATTTTGGGATATGGTACAATAATGGATTTATTTACAAAACGAAATTTAGTGAAAGATATAATGAATATGGAATCTGACAGAAAACAAAAAAAAGAAGAACCAATCGATGTTGAAAAAGAAGAAAAAAATCCAATGGATGTTGAAAAAAAATAATCTACGTTTATAATAAATAATGGGTGGTTCAGTAAGTTTAATACAAAAAGATGAAATAATCAATTGGAAAATTAAGTCTCATTCAACTATACAATTTTCAATTGAAGGTGACCTAGTATTAGAAGCACAACAACAAAATCAAAAAAAAAAGGAAATTCCAACTGAAAAAAAAACTATAGGACCAATAGAGGACAATGGACCATTTAAAATAGTTGATATTCAATCTGATTCAAACAATAAAATATTAGTAATCCAAAACATAAATAATTTTAAGAATTTTTTTTTACATACTAAAAGAATGGATTTTTGGACTTCAAATAAAAAAAAATTTTTACAATATGTTTTAGCAGTATTTCCAAATGGTGGAAAACATATATTGGCAAAAGAATTATGTCGTCAATATAAATGTAAGAAAGATGGATGGAATACATCCATCCGACTTGGATCAAATAATCATAGAAGAAACCATAATCATCATGGATATCGTAGAAATAATCGGAGTAATAGTAACAATCGATCCAGTTGGAATATAAATTTAAAATTTGGTGGTGATAATAAATATGATACAATTGTAAATCCATTAACTAATAGACATGTAAAAATAAATGGAGTATTAGGACGAAAAATAATTCGTAATTATTTGAAATTTTTAATTAAAAAATAAAAATATAAATATGCGTTTCTCAATCAGAATCAGATAAAAAAATATTTTTTTTATTTGTATATTTTATAAAATGGCAAAAAAAAAAAATAATCAACTGTTAATATGTCTTTTGATCTTGGGTATGATTGGAGTTGCTGCATATTTCTTTCTTCAATTAAAATCCAAAACAGAACATTTTAATAATAGCGATGATACTGATGATGAACAGCTAAAATGTAGTTATTATACAAAAGCTGCTGAACAATTTGGAAGAGCATTGGGATTTGACACCAGTGAAAATAAGATTTGGTGCTCTGGAAGTGGT